ACCTTTACCTTACGGCGAACGAGACCTTGAGCCAGTGCTGAGTAAAGAAAGTTTAGAATATCATTATGGACATTTGGCCAAGGGTTATGCCAAGCGTTACAACGCAGGAGAAGGCAATGCGGATTTTAATCGTGCTGGCAGTTTTCTACACAATAAGTTCTTCCCTCAGCTTCGGGCTCCTAAAGGTGCCAACCGGCCCCGTGGTGCAGTACTTGCACTGATAGAAGAAAAGTTTGGCACATACGAAGACTTCAAAGAAGCCGTTAAAGAAACTGCAATGAAGATTCAAGGATCAGGTTGGGTTTACTTGAGCACCGGCGGGGATATCAAGACCATTGCCAATCATGCTGTACGTACAGATATATGTGTACTTATAGACTGGTGGGAGCATGTTTGGGCCCTGGACTATCAATCAGACAAAGAACGTTACCTCGACAATATCTGGAAGATCATTGACTGGGACGTTTGCAACGAAAGACTATAATGAAACTAGAAACTAGTGCAGTAGAAAAATTACGTGACTTGGTTGCTGAAGAAGGCAATCCCAATCTCATGTTGCGTGTGTTTGTGCAGGGTGGCGGTTGCTCGGGTATGAGTTATGGCTTTACATTTGAAGAAGTGAAAAACGAAGATGACTTCGACTTTGCCTACGAAGATGTCAAGGTTGTGGTTGACTCAATGAGCATGCAATATCTACAAGGTTCTAGTATTGACTACAAAGAAGATTTGATGGGTGCTAGTTTTGTAATCAACAATCCCCAGGCCCAGACCACTTGTGGTTGCGGATCTAGTTTCTCAATTTAGCGCGATTTTTGGGATTGGCTATCCATTCCTTGTAGGCATTGATAATGGGCCCTTGCGCTCTCAACGGCACACCTTGTTCACCTTCTAGGATATACTTCAACAGTGGCATGTCCGGCATGATCTTGCTGTAAGCAGTGGCATTGCGAGTCAGTTGTTCAAATACTACAGACTTTCCTTCGTCGTCAAGAGCATGAAACTTTTTTGTTAGATCTTCTACACTAAACATATTTTATTCCTTTAGTAATTTTGCCTTGGGGCAATTTTTAATAGCATCAAACAGGTCAGATGGTTTTACTTTTTTGTAGCTGTCTGGAAACAACTCAATACCCACCAGTTCAAGACCACGAGCACAAAACTCTGAGCACATCCATTGTTTTGGATCTTTCCACTGTTTTTTGGTTCTGGGGATAAGAACATTCAGTGGAGCCAGCGCAGTATAGTCATAGGGCTTGCCCAGTTCTGCTTCACACCAGTCACGCAAGATTTGTTCTTGTTCCTCAGTGATATCCAGTTCGTAGTTGTATTCCCAGAGATACTTTCTATTACGAGTGGCAATGATTCTACCTGCTTCCATGGCGGCCACTATTTGTATGCCATCGCTGAATTCAAATTCGCAATGACTCACACGACTCCAGGTCCACAATCTAATCAATGGACTCAGCGGCAACAGACTTGCCGTAAATCTAATTTTCATTTTTTATTTCCAAACACAAAGTTTCGTAATCTTGATTTGAACCATTTTTCTATATAAGGATACAATGTTGTTCTATTGCGTATGGCCCATGACATGGTTTTGGCCAACATCCAACTTCTGATATTGTTGTTGTGCAGAACATAATTACTCATCCAAGACACAATTTTAAATATTCGAGCCTTTTGCTCTTGAGTCAACGCATTCAATCCAACGGTGTTTTCAAGATGATATATGTATCCTAGATAAGATTCTTTGTCTAAATAACCTTTCATGAACAACACATAGGTATTGCCAGTACCGACCATGTTACTGACTTTGACGCCGTTTGCATAGTGTGAATTGCCAGTTTCAAACATCAAATTATAAACTGTTTGTATTTGATCATTGGTAATAATTTCTGGTACATCAACTATTTTTATTTGTCCTAACCAAGGAGCCAAATATTCACATTCTTCACTCATGGCACACAATTCATTTTGATCATTATAGAAAGCATGTTGTTCTGTGATAAAAGGTGTGACCCCTTTTTGTGTAGCAAATATTTTACGTCCTACTTCGTATTCTGTAGATTTAATTCCAATTACTTTGTTTGGCTTTCCAGTCAGTGCATCTAACACAAGGTCACCAGCTACAATTTTGTCAATGGCCTTATTGGTACCATCGTACATGGTTATTAATGTGCCAGCAGTAAAGCATTCGCCACCGCCACCTCCACCACCGTCAAATCCGCCGCCATCGCCACCACCAGATATGACTTCGCCGCCCTGTGTTTCAATAGCTCCGCTACGAGGGTTGACGCCAAATCTGTTGGGAACATTTTCAAACTGCGGAGTGATAGACCCATTGACTGGTAGCCAAGCACCCCCTTGTTTGATATAGGCAGATCGGACTTGATTCCAAACGCCATTGGCCTTGATATAAGTTTCGTTAACAGGATTGAATTGTCCATTTACATGTACAAACATTCCAGACACTTCAAACTCAAACACAGCATAACCAGTGGTACCGCTGCCACCGTTGGCGGCTCCACCTTGTCCTGCACCGCGCCAGTACTGGTTAGAGGTTCCGCCGGGACTTTGAACGACGGGGTCGAGCACAACAGTGCCTGAACTTAGGCCATACACACCTGCCTGGCCGCCTTGATCACCCCCAGGGCAGAGTCCGCCTTGTCCGCCTCCCCAGCCACCACCACCGCCACCGCCACCACCACCGTCGCCAGCTTTGTTGGTACCGTTTTGTCCAGCATTTTGACCAGGTGCCGCCTGGCCATTGGTTCCTGGAGCATCTTGGCCTAGAGAATTACCTGTATTTCCGCCGCCCCCACCTCCACCGCCACCCGCGGCGGCTGCAATAGGTACACCATTTAAAATAATTACAGTGGCACCACCACCACCGCCGCCAGCGCCCGATGACCCCGCAGGGCCTGAATTACCGCCACGTCCACCTGAAAAACTCTCACCATTGATGCTGTTGACAATAGTCAACGCCACAGCACCTGGGCCGCCTGTGTTGTCTCCCAGTATTCTTATGGTGCGAGTGCCGGCTGTGACTGGATATCCAATGGTCCAAGGATTTGTAAAGTTATCTGAATAAAAAACTTCTACACCGTCCACAAAACACCTGGCAAAATTATCAGCGGCCATGGTAAATTGATAGTTTCCAGTTACTGGAAAATTCACAGTCCATGTTCTATCAAATACAGCCGCACTGGTTGGGTTGACCCAAACTCCATTGTTGTTTAAGAATGTGCAATAGGCTGAATTGAACTGGGCAAATACCGGGGGCGAAGTGTCCGCAGTTCTTATGTTGAAATCAAAATCAGAAACAAAACTGGCACCAGCTTCTCCGCCTGCGGCATTGCCGCGACCGCCTTGTCCGCCAGTGCCCTTGCCTCCCACAGCAACTTCTATAATGTCGCCTTCATTGACTACAAAATTTACCTGTGTGTATCCTGCACCACCGCCGTTGCCGCCTCGCGAACTGTCGGCGCCACCGCCACCACCACCACCACCCCATAGATAAGCAGTAACTGGCACATTATCGCCTTGTGCCCAAACAAGGCGTTGTAAGAAGCCGGTATAGCCGGCTGGTCTAACTACTAGTGCCATAATGAATTAAATTTGATACCAAAGATCACCTTCACTGCCCCCGGTTGGTGCCGCAGTACTCACATATCTTGTGCCATAGCCATTGGAATTGGTGGCAAATGCAATGGTCATGTTGGAAGCCAGACTGCCTCCTCCTGTTAGTCCACTGCCCACAGTGACAGTGATTGCTGATGCTGCCGCACCTAGATTGGTTCTAGCGTCAGTGGGATTGCTGGCACCTGTGCCGCCGTCAGCCACTGTGAGATCTGTTATGCCAGAAATTGTGCCGCTGGTGATGTTGACCCCTGACGCATTGAGCAAAGTGATATTGTCCAATGTACCACCAGTGATGCCCACCGCTGATGCATTTTGTGTGGCCATGGTACCCAGGCCAAGGTTGTTTCTAGCACTGATAGCATCACCTGCTCCTGTTCCGCCGGATACTACAGCAATGGGCGAAACTCCTGAGATTGTGCCGCCAGTAATGGTCACAGCATTGGCATTTTGTGTGGCAATTGATCCTAGGCCAATATTGGTTCTTGCTGATGTAGCGGTAGTAGCACCGGTGCCGCCGTCAGCTACGGCCAATGCAGTGGCCAATCCCGAAACAACACCACCAGTAATTACAAC